TCGAACGGCAATTATGTTTCTTCGGGTTCTTTTGTTGACACCGCCGCTTCTGCCGGTGCTACCTCGTTTATTTTGAACCAAGCTCCTGTTGCTACTTTGAACTCAACTATTGTGTTCATGCAGTACCCAGAGATTCTGGTCAAGATTAACTTTGGTCAGCATCAGTATTATGCTGGCACCAGCATCGCCTAAGGAGTAACTTAAAATGGCAATTTCACGCGCCCAACTACTCAAGGAACTCCTGCCGGGGCTTAATGCTCTGTTTGGTCTTGAGTATGCTCGCTATGGCGAGGAACACAAAGAGATCTACGAAACGGAGACCTCTGAGCGTTCTTTTGAAGAAGAAACCAAACTGTCTGGTTTCTCTGCTGCACCAGTCAAAAACGAAGGCTCTGCCATCGCTTATGACAACGCACAGGAAGCATGGACTGCTCGTTACAACCATGAAACCATTGCTCTTGGCTTTAGCCTGACCGAAGAAGCAATCGAAGATAACCTCTACGATTCTTTGTCGGCTCGCTATACCAAAGGTTTGGCTCGCGCAATGGCTTACACCAAACAGGTGAAAGCTGCTGCTGTTCTAAACAATGGCTTTAGCTCCGCTTACAGAGGCGGTGATGGAGTTGCATTGTTTAGCACCGCGCATCCATTGGTTTCTGGTGGCACCAACAGCAACACACCTTCGACTCAAGTTGACCTAAATGAAACTTCGTTGGAAAACGCAGTCATTCAGATCGCAGCTTGGACCGATGAACGTGGTCTGTTGATTGCAGCCAAACCCCGTAAGTTGATTGTTCCTCCCGCACTCCAGTTCGTTGCAACCCGTTTGCTTGAAACTGAACTGCGTGTTGGCACGACCGACAATGATGTGAACGCCCTGAAGAACAATGGTTCTATCCCTGAAGGGTATACCATTAACCACTTCTTGACGGACACAAACGCTTGGTTCCTTACCACTGACGTGCCTAACGGCATGAAGCACTTTGTTCGTACCCCGCTGCAAAACAGCATGGACGGCGACTTTGACACGGGCAACGTCCGTTATAAGTCCCGTGAGCGTTACAGCTTCGGCTGGTCTGATCCGCTCGGTATGTACGGCTCGTCAGGTTCAACCTGATAGCAAGAAAGGGGGGCCTAAAAAGCCCCCTTTTCTTTTGTAAATACATATGGTATAAAGTTTAAACCTAGATACCCAACTTGCTGACTGACTAGGCAGACTTCCCTCAAGAGACAGCAAGTTTTGATTTGAGGACTTTATTATGGGTTTTGCTACTCACCTCGGCCCTTGGTTGCTTGGCACTGTCCGCAACACAACTGGCACGACTGTCGGCACTATTGAAAACTGCGGTGCAACCGTTGTTTCGCAGACATTTAAAAAGGACTATACGGGTCAAGCAGCTTCAGCTACTACTGACACCATCTGCGTTCTTCCTGCTGGCGCTCAGATCCAATTCATCCACATTGATACGCTGGTTGCCTTTACGGGTTCGACCGCTGCTAACGTCAGTATTGGCGACGGCACGACGGCTGCTCTGTATTGGGCTTCAACGGACGTTACATCTCAAGGCCGCGCCGCTGTCAGCAACGCTGCTGCCAAACTCGCTGCTTGGGTTGGTGCCACTTCGGCTGCATCGCCTAGCGGGATTGGTATTGGCCCAACGGATGTTAAGGTTATTGCCACGATGACCCCGACTGTAGCTGCTGTAACTGCCGGTACTGTTCAGTACACGATTATCTACACTGTAGCTAATTCGAACGGCAATCAGTTCCCTGCATCCGCTTAAACTAAGTAGGGGGCTGCGATGCAGCAAACTGATGTAAAAAGCACTCACCTGAACTCTTCGGGTTCGGTGTTTGCTGGACGGGCGCGTATTAAAGGGATTGCTCTCTGTGCGACAGCTAGCACGGCTGGCACCCTTATTCTGCGTGATGGGGGTTCTGGTGGTGCAAACGTGCTTGAGTTGGACATCCCATCTAACTCAAACCCCAACTCGTTTTACTTGTTAATTCCGGGTGAGGGTGTTCTTTGTGCCACTAACATTTACGCTTCAATCACTGGCCTTGCTAGTGTGACGGTGTTTTATGGCTAAATCTCCTGCATGGCAAAGAGCAGAAGGAAAGGACCCCAAGGGGGGTCTGAACGCGAAGGGGCGTGCGTCCGCAAAATCACAAGGGATGAACTTAAAGCCCCCCGCCCCGAAACCAAAAACGAAAGAAGACGCCGGGAGAAAGAAGAGCTTCTGTGCGCGATCGGCTGGCCAAGCGAAGATGTTTCCTTCTGCCGCGAAGGACCCCGAAAGCCGTTTGAATAAGGCAAGGCGAAAATGGGCATGCTGACTTGTACTCGGTGTAAAGTTGAGAAACCCGCAACCCCAGAAGCGTTCCCGCTGCACAACGGAAAAAAGAACGGCTTAGATAGTTGGTGCCGTGCATGTCGGGCAACATACAGAAGTGAAAATTGTCGCGGTCGGCACAGGGATGTTATTTCTAACGAAGATTTGATTAGCTTAAAAACTACCACAACACAATGCGTAATTTGTGGTAGCGAAGAAAAACTTGTTGTGGATCACGATCACGTAACTGGGCAAGTTCGTGGTATGTTATGTAATCATTGCAACCGGGGGCTAGGTCATTTTCGTGATGATCCACTGCTGCTTGAATTTGCAGCGCAGTACCTGCTTGCAAACGCTGACGCCCCTGAGTGGAAAGAATACTTGGCAGTTAACGGGTGATGGATATGGAACACACGATCTGGAACGCAATTCTTTCGGTAGGTGTCAGCATTGTCGGGTTCTTCCTCAAGAGCATGTATGACGAGATAAAACGCCTTCAAGTGCTGATTAACAAAACCCGCGAAGAAGTGGCTAAAGAATATGTGACCAAGACACAGTTGGACGCGGACATCAACCGCATCTTTGATCGGCTTGACCGTCTTGAAGCTAAGATTGACAGACTGGTAGAGAAGCATGCCTAGTCACTCAAAGAAACAGCACAATTTTATGGAAGCGATTGCCCATTCGCCTTCATTTGCCAAGAAAGCTGGCGTCCCTCAGTCCGTGGGCAAAGATTACGCAGCAGCCGACAAAGGCAAAACATTTAAACGTGGTGGTGAAATGAAAGAATCCAAAGCAATGGTTGGCAAGGAAGTGGCCTTTATGAAAAAGAAAGGCGCTCCAGCTTCTATGATCAAACATGAAAAAGCCGAAATGAAAGGCATGAAAGCTGGCGGTAAAGTGCGCCGGTACGGTGCTGGCGGTGGCCCTCTTGGTGATGAGTCAATCATGACCGATGAGGAATACGCAAAACAAAAAGAACAAGGCGCAAAAAATTGGAAAAGTTTAAAGAGCTTTTTTAATTTTGGAGAAAAAGAAACGCCTGCGCCTATTGACCGCTCGCGTGATATTGGAAAAAAAGAAGGAACAAAGACTCGATTAATCTCAACCCCAATCACAGAAACAGTAACAAAAATAAGTGGTCAAAAAAACCCAGCAGAAACTTCGCAAGCAGAAACCACGCGAGCAGAACCTAGTTTTACTCAGCGAATTGCGGATCAAATGTTAGACCGCGAAAAAGGTGGGTCTAACTATGGCGCAGATTATGGGTCTGATAGCTATTCCGATTATGGCGACAACTCGGGTTCAAGTAGACAAACGTTTAAACCTATTGGCGTAGAGACAAGCGAAAAAAGATCGCGTGTTATCACTGCCCCAGCTACGGCAAAACCTCAAAATCAGCCAGCAAAAGCCGAATCAACAGAAAAGCGCCGGTTTAGTTCTGATTCTCCAGATTTGGAAAGCAGGGCAGAAGAAATGAAACCTCGCCGCAAGTTTGGTTTGGCTTCTGACGAAACGCGGTCAGCGGTTCGCAAAGGACTTGGTAGTGCTTTAGATTTCTTTAACTTAAGCAAAGCTCACGAAAGAGAGTTTGGCAAAAAAATGGCTAAAGGTGGCAAAGTGAAAAAGATGGCTATGGGTGGCATGAATGAAATGTCAGTTGCTCAACCGCCCATTAACAATCAACCCACTAACACGCAGCCCGTGTCTCAAGCTGACATGGGTTTCATGGCTAAAAAACTTGCGTCCATGCCGTACCGTGGTGGGACTGGTGGGACTGGTGGAACTGGAGGCGTTGGGTCACCAATGACCCCTAATGTTCCAGTTGGAGTTCCCCAAAATCCCCACAAGCCAACTCCAATGCCGGTTATGGAAACACCTAAAGGAATACCTAAGTCAGTTGTAAAACCTGCTGTGGTTCCTTCTAAACCAAGCATGCCGGTTAACCATAAAACCGGAAAACCGTATACTCAACAAGAGTTGCAACAACAGCTTGTTGATTACAAAGCAAAGCGTGGCATGTCTTATACGCAAGCTATGGCAAAAGAAAATGCTGCAAAGAGAGCAAAAGATGCGGCAGCAAAAAAAAGTTTAGCTCCGCAACAGCCTGAATTGGAAGAAATGAAAAACCAAAAAATTAATCCATTTCGTGGCGGCGATGGTGGCGGTTTTGGTGGTGCTGAAAGAGGCGGTCAACGGACTTCGTTGCCGCAAGAAGATTATGACATTGATGGCGATAGTGGTGGATTTGGTGGCGGTGTTGGTGGTGCTAAAAGAGGCGGTCAAGTGAAAAAGATGGCTTCAGGCGGTTATACCCGCGCAGCAGATGGCGCTGCCAAAAAAGGCAAAACCCAAGCAAAGGTGGTTAAAATGGCTTCAGGCGGGTTTGTAAAGAACGCTGATGGTTGTGCTCAACGTGGCAGAACCAAGGCGTTCCAAGTCAAAATGAAACGTGGCGGGATGTGTTAAGCCATGCGCCCTTCTCGCGGGATGGGGGCAGTCAATCCCTCTAAAATGCCGGGGAAACGGGTTGTCAAACGAAAAGACAACCCTGATGAAGTTGACATTTATGCCAAAGGCGGTAGTGTTAATGCTGCCGGTAACTATACAAAACCCAGTCTTCGCAAACGAATTGTTTCTCAAGTAAAAGCTGCGGCAACCCAAGGAACTGGAGCGGGGCTTTGGTCGGCTCGTAAAGCACAGCTTGTTGCTAAAAAATATAAAGCAGCAGGTGGAGGCTATCGAGATTGAAAACCCCGCAACAATCCCTTAAAGATTGGGGTGACCAAAAATGGCGCACCAAGAGCGGTAAGCCTTCAAGCAAAACCGGGGAACGGTATTTGCCGGAAGCGGCGATTAACAGTCTTAGCTCCGCAGAATATGCGGCGACAACCAAAGCAAAACGTGAAGGTAAGAAAGCGGGCAAACAGTTTGTAGCCCAACCAAAAACCATTGCTAAAAAAACGGCAAAATTTAGATGAGCACCTCCGGCACCGCCACGTTTAACCTAACGTTCAATGAGATAGCAGAAGAGTGCTATGAGCGTTGCGGTGTTGAGATGCGAAGCGGGTATCAGCTTCGTACTGCTCGCCGTTCTATGAATCTAATGACCATAGAATGGGCAAACAAAGGCATCAATCTGTGGACAATTGAACAAGGGGAGATTCCTCTTGTGCAAGGGCAGGTTGCTTATCCTCTTCCTTCAGACACTATTGATTTGCTTGATCATGTAATCAGGCAGAATCAAGCTACCACCAACCAGCAAGACATTAGCATTACGCGGATATCGGAATCAACTTACTCCACGATTCCAAACAAACTTGCCCAAGGTCGGCCTATTCAAGTTTGGATTAACCGGCAGACTAACTCTAGTTATACGACCTCGGTAACCCTATCCACTTCAATCAATGCAACTGATACGTCTATTACAGTCAGTGATGCATCTGGTTTAGGTGGTGCAGGGTACATTCAAATTGATAACGAACAGATCTACTTCACAAGCGTATTGGGTAACGTCCTACAATTGTGTAACCGTGGTCAGAACGGGACGACCGCAGCAAGCCATACTGCTGGCGCGGTAATCTCTGTAGTTAACAGCACTACAATCAATATCTGGCCTACAGCAAATGCTGGCGGCTCTTATACATTTGTTTACTGGCGCATGAGGAGAATTCAAGATGTTGGCTCAGGAACAAAAACCGAAGACATCCCGTTTCGATTCCTTCCTTGCCTCATCGCTGGCTTGTCTTATTACTTGGCAGTCAAAATTCCAGAAGCGGCAGACAGAGTTGCAATGCTCAAAAGCCAATACGACGAGCAATGGCAGCTTGCCGCAGACGAAGACCGTGAAAAGGCTTCCTTGCGCTTGGCTCCCCGACAAATGTTCTTCTAATGGCAAATAAGTACGCATCTGGCAAGTTCTCAATTGCTGAATGCGACCGTTGTGGTCAGCGTTATAAGTTAAGTGAGCTTAAGAACGAAGTCATAAAGACAAAACTTTTTCAGATTAAAGTTTGTCCTGAATGCTGGGACCCGGATCAGCCGCAGTTGTCATTGGGGTTATATCCAGTTTATGACCCGCAGGCAGTCAGGGAACCTAGACCAGATATAAGTTATTATCAATCCGGAAACAGCGGAATTGGAACAAGTAACACAAGCGGAACTAATGTCAATCAAAATGGATACCCAGAAGAAGGTAGCAGGGTTTTTGAATGGGGCTGGCAACCAGTGGGTGGCTCTCAAGGAATTGATAATGGCTTGACACCAAATGCGCTGGTGTTTAGCTTTACACTTAGTAGCGTAACAATAACTTAGGATTTAACATGAACCGTAAAGAAGTTAAAGGCATTGCTGATGTCGAATCCGCGAAAGCGGTGAAAGGGCATGAGAAAAAAATGCACGGCATGAAGAAAGGCGGACCTACCAGTCTTGACCGCAAGAAGTACGGGAAGAACATGTCCCGCGCAATGAACCAGAGGTAATCATGGCATTCTCTATGAAAAAAGGCGGAAAAGAGATTGGACCGGCTAGTGTCTATGCCAAACCCCATACTGGATCAAGCCCAAAGGTTGAGCTTGGCAATGGTTATGGCAAATCAGACAAAGGCGACCAACTTGACAATATGGTTGTAAGCGTTAATGCTGTTAAAAGCAAACCTTACCCTGAAACCAAAACATCGGGCATCAAGATGCGTGGCGTAGGCGCAGCAACAAAAGGCGTGATGTGTAGGGGTCCGATGGCATGACCTACACCGAGTTGGTTGCGGCGATTCAAACGTATTCGGAGAATAGTTTTGACTATTCAACAACGCCCAGCATCATCAATCGGTTTATTAAGCAAGCTGAACAGACTATTTATAACTCTGTTCAATTGCCATCGTTGCGTAAGAACGTAACTGGCGTTACAACCACTAATAACAAATACGTTTCTTGTCCAATTGACTATTTAGCTGCGTTTTCTTTTGCAGTAATTGATGCAACTGGAAATTATGCATATCTGTTAAACAAAGACGTTAACTTCATTAGACAGGCATATCCCAGTCCAACGGATACCGGGCAACCAGTCTATTACTCTTTGTTTGGACCGCGTTCAGACTTAACAACAGAGCTAACTTTTCTTCTTGGTCCAACGCCAGACGCCATATACAACCTAGAACTTCACTATTTTTATTACCCCGAATCAATTGTTACATCAGCAACAAATCCAACTGGAACGTCTTGGCTTGGTGATAACTTTGATATTGCGTTGCTTAACTATAGTCTTATGGAAGCATTGACTTATATGAAAGGCGAACAGGATATGGTTGCCTTGTACAAGTCACGCGCAGAGAGCGCAATGGTTCTTCTCAAGCAACTGGGTGATGCCAAAGAAAAAGGTGATTCTTACCGCAATGGTTCTCCTAAGTACAAAGTTATATGATCACTCAAACCATTACGACATCGTTTAAATACGATTGCTATACGGCGGGGCAGAATCTAGCAACCGACACGTTAAAGATGGCTTTGTACACCGCAGCAGCAAATTTAAACGCGGACACAACGGCCTACACATCAGTCAACGAAGTATCAAGTGCAAACTACACAGCCGGTGGTCAGACACTTATCAATGTAACGGTGACCACCTCTGGAGCAACTGTTTACATTAGCTTTAACAATCCCTCATGGTCTAATGTTTCTTTTACCTGTAGGGGTGCTTTGATTTACAATTCCACTAAAAGCAATAAATCTATTGCTGTTTTAAATTTTGGTTCGGACAAGGTTGCAACAACTGCAACCCCGTTTGTTGTTACTCTACCGGCCAACACGGCTACTAGCGCGTTGATTCGCTCTTAAAGGAATGAAAATGGAAAAATTAGCTGCTTCAGGTCGGTTTCACGTTCTCTGCTACGATGAAAACGGCGATTTGAAATGGGAAGAAGGTAACAACAACTTGGTTGTTAACACCGGTATTCAGTATATGGCTGGAACGGCGTTAACCAGTGTTACGCAAATTACCACTTGGTACATTGGCTTGTATGGCGCTGGGGCATCAAACACCCCTGCCGCTGGCGACACTATGGCGAGCCATGCTGGGTGGACTGAAGTTACAAACTACAGCCAAGCGACCCGTGTAGCTGCAACTTTTGCAACTGCCACTACTGCTAACCCATCTGTTGTTACTAACTCGGCGTCGGTTGCTGTGTTCTCGATCAACGCGGGCGGCACGGTTGGTGGCGCGTTTCTGACAAGCGGCAGCGCAAAGTCTGGTACTACTGGAACTCTGTTCTCCGCTTCGGACTTCACTGGCGGCGACCGCACGGTTGTTAACGGCGATACGCTCAACGTCACCTACACGTTTAGCTTGACTGCAACTTAATCGGGGATGGGGTATGAAGAACATTCCCCCTACTTATACCTTCCTTTACGATAAGGTAAGGTTCTCGGTCTACCACGCAAACACGGGGGAGGGTCTTCCCCGTCATGAGCATACGTTTGCTCACCTGACTATGTGCGTTGCCGGTCAAGCCGCCATCCGTAAAGAGAACCTTTACAAAGAGATGGACAAAGACACTGTTCCCGTGATCCTCAAGGAGCGCGAATGGCACGAGGTAGAGGCGTTAGTGAACAACACTATATTCATTAACGTGTTTCCAGCCGGGGAGCAGGAATGACAACGTGCGTGCTGTTCAATGACAAGGGCGAATTTGTTAACCTAATTGTTGCCGAGCCAACGGATTGGGTTCAAGAGGGATGGCGTCTAGAAGTGGTCCCAGAAGGATATGTTTGGAACGGAACAGCCATCGTAACGGTTGAAGAAGCAGCCGTATTGGCAAACAAGCAAGTCACGCCGGAAGTGATTTAATGCCTACCGTAACGATTGCCATTACGTCTGGTACGCGCTGGAGGGTTCCAGTCGATTGCACATCTGCGACCATTGAAGTTATTGGCGGTGGTAGCGCGGGCGGCGGGGCATATTCAAAAACAAACACAGTTGCTTTAACTCCGCTTTCATTCGCTTATATTAGCGTTGGAGCGGGGGCTAATAGCGGAACAGCCGGGGATACTTGGTTTAATAAAACAACTAACGCTGCACCAAGTTCAACCACAAATGGAGCATTAGCTAAAGGCGGAGCAAGTATACCGAATTGCGTTGACGGTGCTGCACTGGGCGGCTCCAGTGTAACCGGAGTTGGGGATACTAAGTATTCAGGCGGGAGTGGGTACGGTATATATGTTTCCTGCTTTGAAAGCGGAGATTATTATAATTTATATAGCTTTGGCGGTGCTGCGGGGCCAAATGGTAATGGTGGCAATGGATACCAAGCCTCCGCAAGAGGCGGCGGCGGCGGGGCTAACGGAGGGGCTTCTAGCACTAGCAGCACAGGAGGTAATAATCGTTTAGGGTCTGGTGGTGGTGCTGGTGGGAACCCGCCAACCGCAGGAACAAACGGCGGAGGTGGTGGAGCCAACACAGTTTCTGGCGCTGGAGCGCAAGGGGGTGCAGATTTAGTTTTTACTGATTACCTTGGCAATACATACGGCCCCGCTGGTGGCGGCGGAGGCATAGGAACTTCAAGCAATAACCTCCCTGCTGGTGTTAATTATGGTGGGGGTGGAAACCCCGGAGGCCAAGGTCTTATCATCGTTACCTACACCCCGGTAGTGACGATTGGCAATTCGTACACAGAAGTATTAAATGAGAACGGCCCAACAAATTCAAGCACCCCAAGCCGTTGGCGCATTCCTTATGGCGTAGATACGGTAACCGTCCATGCAATTGGTAGCGGGTCTGTCGGGGTTTTGGCGGCTCCTTGGTATGGCGGTGGTGGTGGCGCATATGCTTCATCTGCGGTTGATGTAAGCACGCTAAATAACACTGGTGCTTATTACTTAAATTATTACACGACCAGCACTGGTTTTACCGGAGCGTCCGACGCTTGGTTTAATAGATCCGCCTCTTCCGCTCCAAGCAGTTCTACAAATGGCGCGTTAGCCAAAGGAGCAGCTTACCCCAGTCAGTCTGGTGGGGCGGCATCGCCATCCTCTGTAGGCTCAACAACTTGGGCCGGTGGTAATGGCGGATCTGGCGGTGGCACAACCATTAGCAAAACAGGCGGCGGGGGCGGCGCTGCTGGTCCGTCTGGAGTCGGTAGAAACGGCGGGAGTCCATTTAGCACAGCAAATAGTTCTGGTTCAGCCGGTGGTGGCGGCGGCGCAAACGGCGGGTCTTCCTCTAGCGGAAATAATGCTTCTAGTGCAACGGTTGCGGGGGCCGGAGGTAGTGGTAATAGTGGCTCGGGTGGCGGCGCGGCTGCAACTGCTTCAAGTATTGCTGGAAGCGGAACAAACGGCGGCGGTGGCGGTGGCGGTAAAAATACAACCGGCTTCCAAAACGGTGGCGCAGGGGGGATGCAAGCCATTTGGACCGACTCGGGAACAGGTAGCCAATACGGCCCCTCTGGTGGTAGCGGCGGTGTAGCAGCAATAAGCTCATCAAATTACGGTTCGTCAGTATCACCAAGTTACGGCGGGGGGACTAGCGTTGATAGGATTGGTCCAAGTAGTACTCGCGCTGGCATTCCACTAATCGTTCTCCAATACACCATAACCAAAGCCGCTCCGGTAGACAACTCCACAATAACCGAGGCTTCTTCTGGTGCTGATTCTGTATCTGCTGCGCTAACAATTGCTTCTGCTATATCTGAAGCTGCTTCTGGAGCTGATTCTGTATCCAATGCGCTAACAATCTCTTCGGCGGTCACTGAGTCCGCGTCTGGCGCGGATGCTATCACCAGCACTGTCACATTTAGTCTTAGCATAGACGAACTAGCGTCCGGTTTGGATGCTGTGATTGGTCTGCCTTCTGGTTTTGTATATAACGACAGCATCATTGAATCCGCAGCGGGGGCGGATGTAGCAAACGCCGTTGCTTCTTTTGTTGGGGCGATTGCAGAAACCGCTTCTGGGCTTGATGTCGTATCAGGAAATGTTTTCTTTTCTGTTGCCGTTACCGAAACGGCGAGTGGTGTTGAGTCTGTCTCCGCCAAAGCCACGTTTAGCCTAGACATTGCTGAAACGGCGGCTGGGGCGGACGCCATAAGTAATACCGGCACGTTCAACATTGCCGTATCTGAGTCGGCCAGTGGCGTTGATTCCATCAGTTCAATTGCCACTCTAACCGCAAGCGTTGCCGAAACCGCTGCGGGCGCAGATCTTGCCGTTGCCGATATTCTGTTTACTTTGGCTGTATCTGAGTCGGCTTCGGGCGCAGACGCTAGTACAAACGCTTTGGCTTACGCCGTAATCATTAATGAGATTGCTTCTGGTTTAGACGCACTTGGTATTGGCGGCACGTTTAACATTGCGATTGTAGAATCCGCAACGGGTCAAGATGCGATATCAAACGTTGGTTCCTTTGGTATTGCCGTTACAGAAGCTGCTACCGGCGCGGCGGTAATCACTGCCCGACTCTTATGGGAACCAATTGATGACTCGCAAACGCCAAATTGGACTACAATAGGCACGGCGCAAAATCCGGTTTGGACTGATATTTTCAACCCACAGACTCCCGGCTGGACACAGATTCCAACGTAAAGGATTAAAATGGCAGCTTCGTATACCTCCCTTCTTGGTCTTGTCCTGCCAGCGCAAGGTGAAACCGGCTGGGGCGACACGGTAAACAGTTTCCTGACAACTTATCTTGATTCGGCGATTGCGGGATCAAATGCAATTGCATTGTCAGCGGACACGGCGTTAACCAAACAAACTAACGCAAGTCTTACCGGATCATCGTCGCAGTACGCAATCTTAAACGTGACCCCCAGCGCAAACGGGTTCACGTTAACCGTCCCCGCCGCAAGCCAAGTCTACGTTGTTAACAATCTATCAGGCACCTACAGCTTTTCGTTTAAAGGTCTTGCCGGGACAAGCGTAACAATCGCTGCCAGCGAAAAAGCAGTGATGGCTTGGAATGGATCAAACTTCATTAAAGTTGCGTCTACTGCATTTTCTAACTTGACAGGTGTTGTAGCACCAGAAAACGGCGGAACCGGCGTAGCTAACAACGCAGCTAACACGCTGACCTTTAGCGGCAGTTACCCTTTAGCTCTTACACTTACTGCCAGCACTGCGCTTACCCTGCCAACTTCAGGAACGCTTGCAACACTTGCTGGAGCAGAGACTCTAACCAACAAGACGCTTACTTCCCCTACGATGACTGCTCCGGTTCTGGGGACTCCTGCAAGTGGCACATTAACAAATGCCACTGGTTTGCCAATTGGCACAGGTGTAAGTGGACTAGGCACAGGAGTTGCTACATTTTTAGCCACACCAACTAGTGCTAACCTTATATCAGCAGTCACAGATGAAACAGGCACAGGTGCATTGGTATTTGCCACTTCACCAACACTGGTTACGCCAGCGTTGGGCACGCCCGCAAGTGGCGTATTAACAAATGCAACTGGTTTGCCTATATCTACTGGTGTTTCGGGACTTGGCACGGGAGTAGCTACGTTTTTAGGAACCCCAACTAGCGCAAATCTAGCTGCTGCGGTTACGGACGAGACGGGTTCTGGTGCTTTGGTTTTTGCTACCAGCCCAACGCTTGTTACGCCAGCACTTGGTACACCAGCCAGCGGAGACCTTGCAAACTGCACATTCCCAACGCTTAATCAGAATACAACTGGTTCATCCGGTTCTTGCACGGGAAACGCAGCCACAGCAACCACTGCGGCGGGATTGTCTGCAACTCTTGTAGTGGGTAGTGGCGGGACGGGGGTTAGTTCTCTTACAGGTATTGTCAAAGGAAACGGTGGTAGTGCATTTACTGCTGCTACTGCGGGCACCGATTACGTTGCGCCGGGGACGGCCACTTCGTTCACGGCAAGACAGACTTTTAGCGGGTCGTCTAGCGTCCTTGCATCTGTGTTCACTAACATGGCCGAGGTTGCTACCGTATCCGCCACCGCCGCTACAGGCACGATCAACTACGACATCACAACGCAGTCGGTCCTGTACTACACCAGCAACGCCTCGGCTAACTGGACGGTGAACTTCCGGGCTTCTAGCGGAACAAGTTTAGATTCGGCAATGTCAACCGGCCAATCATTGACCGCTGCGTTCCTTGTGACTCAGGGGTCTACGGCTTACTACAACAGCGCGGTGCAGGTTGATGGGGCTTCCATAACTCCCAAGTGGCAGGGTGGAACAGCACCGACAGCGGGGAATGCTAGTAGTATTGACGTTTATACATACACCATCGTTAAGACCGGGGCAGCGGCATTCACCGTGTTTGCTTCGCAGACCAAGTTCGCATAAGCCATGCCGACCATTACTACATTAGGCACAGCATCCGCAAGAGCGTATGGACTTTTTGGCGGAAGTTCTAATCCGTATTGGCTTTCGTTTTTATATGGAACCACGCTTGATCAAGCGCAAAGTGTTTTGGTAGATGGCAATAAAAATGCTTATACAATAGGCTATACAAACAGCGACGGCGCTGGCTCAAATGATTTTTTGTTTACGAAATATGACTATAACGGCACGGTCCAATGGAAAAAACTTCTTGGGGGGACTTCTGATGACCGAGGCAATGGCGTAGCAATTTCAAGTGCTGGGGACTTATACGTTGTTGGAACCAGTAGCAGTACCTATATGCAAGCAGCAAAGTACAACTCTTCTGGTGTTGTGCAATGGCAGAAAAGAATAAATAACGGCAATTTTCAAGAAGCGGTTGTTGGTGCATCTGGAAATGTATATATTTGTGGAGGCTACAACAACCCAACAACCGGATTTACTAACGCTTGCGTTGTAAAAATAGACTCATCTGGTACGGTTCAGTGGACTAAACTTTTGGGGCTTGGTACTTCTTCTATAGAACGATTTTATGGGATTGCGTTAGATTCTTCAGAGAATGTCTACGTTGCAGGTTTTTCCTCTAATGGTGGAACTTTTACAGCGGCAATTGCTGTACTTGCTTCGTACAATTCTTCTGGAACGCTCTTATGGCAACGCACAATAACTCCGGCGCAGTATTCTGCTTACGGGATTGCCGTTGCTTCGTCTGGGTATTTGTACGTAGTTGGTGGTCAAGGCGGGACGGGCGGCAGTTCTCCGGGTTCAACAAATGTTACTTTTTTAGCTAAATACGATACTTCTGGGGCGTATGTTTGGCACAGGACTCTTGCCGATACATCATTTGACGGCGGCTTGGGTGTTGCATTAGATAGCTCGGAAAATATTTACATTACTGGCTTTACTAGAGCAACTTCGGCTGATAAAGACGTTTTAATTGCAAAATACAATTCATCGGGAACCATTCAATGGCAACGGGTCTTTTTTGGTTCTGGTGGAGATGATACTGGGAATGGTATTGCGGTAGACGCATTTGGAAATATGTATATAGCTGCTTTGCTTGGTTTCTCATCTCCAAACGGTTCTAGCGGAAATATAAAACTACCAACTGATGGTACAAGAACTGGAACTTACGGCAGTTGGGTATATCAGGCGTCTTCGTTAACTTCGCCAACCATCACGGTTACAACGAACACCTCATCATTAGTTGACACTGCTGTTACGATAACATTGGCTACTAGCTCGTTAACGGCAGCAGACGCGAACTTTATAACTTCTTCAGTGACCCCACTATGAGCGACACATACATCAAACTTTCTACTGGTGAGTACCCTCGGCACATTGGGGACATTCAGATCGACCCTGCTGGGGCAACCGACTACGCCCCCGTTGAATGGGTGGACCGCCCAGCTATAAACCTAGAGCGCGAGCGTGCTCATGTTGGGCAACCTATTCAGACAAACGGGCAGTGGTTTACCAACTGGGTGATTACGCCGATCCCCGATTCTGAACAAGCGGAAAAGGTTCGCGCCCAACGCGACGCTCTACTGGCTAAATCTGATTGGACCCAGATCCCAGATAGTCCTGTCGATAAGGCTGTATGGGCAACGTACCGGCAAGCACTTCGTGACGTACCAAGTCAGTCTGGGTTTCCTTGGGCAGTAACTTGGCCCTAGTAATTTTCCTGTCTTACACACTTGGTAAAATACCGGCGGGCATTTGCCCTCCTAACCCCGGAGATTCCCATGAAAGACCAAATCATTGAAATTCTTGAAGGCTCTGAGCCTATCGACGCTCTGAACGTTCTGTTCTCCGCTGTCTACGCGGTTGCTTCTGCAAACGGCGTTAGTGAGTTCACATTGAGCAGCCTCTTTTCTTCTAACATCGAAGCTCAATTTGAGATTGACGCTGAAGTTGCAGAAGAAGAAAAAGAAGACGAGCAAACTGACGACTAACGGCAGACCCCGTCAGGGGTTGTAATTGTGTCCTCACAATACTGTGCTATTAGCTGGGTTCCCCAACAAGGAACCCGGCTATGATAGTCAAAGCATCTGACAAAGATTTCTTAGAGGCTTGGGAAAAACACAAGTCTCCAGCAGTGGTTGCAAAGCTGTTTAAAATGTCCGAGCGCCGCGTACACAGCAGGCGGCGTTCATTAGAAAACCGTTTAAACATCAAACTTACTGCTGAAAAATTAATCCCATCGCATATAAAGAAAGCCCGCCATCAGGCAGGTATAACAGACGGCATAGTCCTAGTATTTAGTGATGCCCACTTCTGGCCCGGAATCAGAAGTACTGCGTTTAAAGGACTTCTATGGGCAATCAAAGAACTTAAACCCCACGTTATCATTAACAACGGCGACGCATTCGATGGCGCCGCGATCAGCAGATACCCGAGAATCGGTTGGGGTCATCAGCCCTCAGTCCGGCAAGAACTAGAAGCTTGTCAGGAGGCTCTGGGGGAGATTGAAAAAGCCGCACACGAAGCTAGACACCACACACAACTGATATGGCCTTTAGGCAATCATGACAGTCGATTTGAGACTAAGTTAGCTCAGTCGGCATCTGAGTTTGAAGGTGTTTCAGGGTTATCCCTTAAAGACCATTTCCCCAAATGGCATGCGTGCTGGTCATGTTGGTTAACTGATAACGTGATTGTTAAACACCGATATAAAGGTGGAATTCACGCTACGCATCAGAATACCCAGTCAGCCGGGATCTCGATAGTAACTGGGCATCTGCACAGTCTAAAATGTACCCCGTACAGTGATTACCGGGGAACCAGATTTGGGGTCGATACCGGAACACTGGCAGAGATCGACGGCCCCCAGTTTATGGACTATCTAGAAGATTCTCCTGTGAACTGGAGATCCGGGTTTGCGGTGCTAACGTTCAAAGACTCAAAGATGCTATGGCCGGAGTTGGTAAGTAAGCACGAAGATGGGATAATAGACTTTCGGGGTCAACTCATTGACGTAAGTGAGTTTTAATGGACATCATTGAACTATTCCTCAAAGCGTGGCCTGTGCTATTAGGTATAGTCACGCTTATAATTGTACTTTCCAAACTTGACTTAAGAGTCGCGGTACTTGAGGAAAAGGTAAAGAGTGCTTTTGACCTTATCAACAAGATGAAGGATAAGTGATGACTGAAAAACTTGAAGCCAAATCGCATTTTATCGAGAAAGTGGCGTTTGCCGTTTTCCCAATTCTTTTTACCTGCGTTGTGTATCTGATGTCTGCGCTCGACAAATTGACGCATGACGTAACGGTACTGAACGCCAAGATCAGTTTGGTGGTAACTAGCGACAACAAGCAAGCCGCCAATAGCGGGGCTGAACTAGCTCGGGAAAAGCTGCGGCAGGATCTTGAAAAGCAAATTAACGAGAACCGCGAACTGATCCACGTTAACCGCGAGCGCATCGTCATTCTTGAAGAACGGATGAAGAAATAATGGCTGATTTTAACCCCGCGTTTGACAAGATGATCGTCGATGAAGGCGGTTATGTTTTACACACTGTTCCGGGTGATACCGGGGGAATGACTTATGCAGGAATTGCACGCAACCCAAATCCTCAATGGCCCGGTTGGAACCTCATTGACCACGGTGCTATCGATAATCCGCTTCTTACTGGAATGGTTCGCAACTTTTATAAGGTTGAGTTTTGGGATCGTATCCGAGGGGATGAAATTGCGAACCCAGTTGTTGCAGAAAACATCTTCAACTTTGGCGTAAATACCGGCATCAAAGTCGCGGTCAAGCTCGCGCAGTTGATTGTAGGCGCTACCCCGGATGGCGCGGTTGGTGATGTGACATTGCAAAAGTTCAACACTATTGACGGCGAAGCGTTTAGAAAAGCTTACGCGCTGGCAAAAATTACCCGCTACGCAGACATCTGCAATAAGAACAAAACCCAATCCAAGTTTCTTCTTGGTTGGATTAACCGCACTCTGAAAGGGCTGAAGTAATGGATCTAATTGGTATTGGGTCAATCATTGAAGGAGTTGGCAAAGTTGCGGGCGATCTTATTACGACAGATAAGGAGAGGCTCCAGATGGCACTGGAGGACCGCAAACTCGATCTGGAGGAAAAGAAGATTGACCAAGCCACTGACTTGGCACAGGTCGAGGTCAACAAAATTGAAGCGGCTTCTTCTAATTTTTTTGTCGCTGGCTGGCGTCCTGCTGTCGGCTGGGTTGGGGTTTTGGGTCTGGCTTACCAGTTTCTTGGCTACCCTCTAATGCAGTGGCTATGGGCTTTTGGGCAAGGTTACGATATCATTCCTAAAGGTTTAAACCCTCCACCGGATCTTGATGTTGAGCAGCTTATGACGCTGCTTGCCGGTCTTCTTGGGTTTGGCGGTATGCGTAGCTTTGAAAAGCACAAGGGCGTAGCGAGTAAGTAATGCCACTCAAAAAGATACTGTTTAAACCGGGAGTTAACAGAGAAAACACGCGCTATACAAACGAAGGCGGGTGGTATGAGTCTGACAAAATCCGGTTTAGACAGGGAACCCCCCAGAAGATCGGGGGATGGGCGCGTATCTCTGCCAATACATTCTTAGGTGTTTGCCGTTCTCTTTGGAACTGGGTAACACTTGTCGGTTTAAACCTTGTTGGGGTTGGTACAAACCTTAAGTTTTACATCGAAGAGAGCGGCACATACAACGATATCACCCCAATTAGAACAACTGTAACTCTTACAACCAACTATTTCACAACCAACACAGCTACAAACTCTGGCGGAACAACCACTGTTACCGTTAATCATTCCGCCCACGGCGCGGTAAACAATGATTTTGTCACCATTTCTTATGCCGGATCTGCCCCTACGGTTGGTGGCGTTACTGTTGCGGCTGGGCAATATCAAATCATTTCTGCAAGTACAAATACTTACACAATCAGTGTAACTGGAACCGCATCCAGCAATGCAACTGGCCCCGGTTCGTCAACGACCGCATATTTCATTTACCAAATCAACGTAGGGCCAGCGGTTGTGTCCCCTAGTGTTGGGTGGGGATCTGGTGGTTGGGGTACTCTTGGTTGGGGACGTAACGCTAATTCACTTGACCCAATTCGTATTTGGAATCAAACAAACTGGGGTGAGGACCTTTTGTTTGGTCCACGAGGTGGTGGGTTGTATTACTGGGATGCTTCGCTGGGTCTAACGCCGTCCATAGTAACTATTTCGGTTGCTACACCGGCAGTAGTAACCTCAACCATTACAGTTGCTACCGGGACTCCATTTACGTTCTCAACGTCTGGTGCGCTTCCCACTGGGCTTACGCCGGGAACAACCTACTACGCTATTGCATCAACAGGCACTTCTTTTAATGTGTCTTTGACCGCTGGAGGCGCTGCAATCAACACTTCAGGTGCGGGTAGCGGTACTGCCTACATTAACCCAAACGGCATTTCATTGCTAAGTTTGTCCGGTACAGACGGGTACTGTCCACGTTATCAAAACACATTTACGGTTTCAGATGCAAGCAGATTTGTAATCGTATTTGGGACAAACTCCTTAACTGATACTACTGTGTTAGACCCAATGCTTATTCGTTGGTCTGACCAAGAGTCTTTGACAATATGGTATCCATCCGCAACCAATCAAGCCGGAGACATTAGGCTTTCTCACGGCTCAAAGATTATTACTACTTTACAAAGTAGGCAAGAGATTCTGGTTTGGACTGATTCCAGCTTTTACTCAATGCAATACGCAGGTCCACCCGCTGTTTGGCAAACCCAATTGCTTGGGGATAACATATCTATTGCTGGGCCAAACGCAGCCACATTAGCATCCGGGGTGGGTTACTGGATGGGTGTAGATAAGTTCTACAAATATGACGGTAGGATTCAAACATTAAGATGCGATCTTCGTCAGTACATATTTGACGACATAAACTTTGCTCAAGCTGATCAAATATTTGCTAGTACAAACGAAGGTTTTAACGAAGTTTGGTTTTTCTATTGCTCCGCAGGTCTTGCAAGCAATCCCAATTCAACAATTGATAAGTATGTAATTTACAATTACGCAGAAGACATTTGGTATTACGGTTCTATGGGAAGAACCGCTTGGCTTGATAGTGGATTGCAAGATTACCCGCTGGCTGCAACTTACAGTTACAATCTTGTGCAGCATGAGTATGGTTTAAACGATGGCACAGACTCCAATGATGGGGTTGCAATTGAAGCTTATATCAACTCAGCGCAGTTTGACATTGATGACGGGCATAACTTTGGGTTTATTTGGCGTCTCATTCCTGACATTACTTTCCGTGGTTCAACCGCTACGTCGCCCAGTGTAACTATGACTCTGCTGCCCCTTCAGAACTCTGGGTCTGGGTACAACAACCCAACTTCAGTTGGCGGGCAATCATATGCATCTGTTACCGGCACAACCAATCAAACCATTACGGTAGGCGGCAAAGCTTACACAATTGAACAGTTCACAGGGCAGGTGTACACCCGTGTTCGTGGTCGCCAAATGTCTTTCTCTGTCTATTCCAATCAGGCAGACATGACATGGCAGCTTGGTGCCCCTCGTATTGATATACGTCCGGACGGCAGACGATGAGCTACATCATCACTTCAGAAAGGATACTTTCTCAAGCTATTGCCCCACGTTTGCTCAATGCTCCAATTGAGTATGACTATCGTTATGCTGACCAGCTTAACAACGTTCTTCGATTGTATTTTAATCAGATTGATAAAATCTTAGGGCAGTTACAAGCTAACGTTCCAATAGCAGTGGCCGATCTACCCAGTGCAGTTACCTCCGGTATTGGCTCTAGAGCGTTTGTGACTGATTCATCTGTATCAACATTTGGTTCTACGGTAGCTGGTGGCGGGGCAACCAAGGTGCCTGTGTATTCAGATGGAACCAATTGGAAAGTAGGTTAATCATGAAGCAACCAGACCGTAAAGAACTAATCAAACACACCAAGATGTTTATGGAGGAGAATGATTTAAACGCTGCAAAAATGAAACAGATTGGTAAGTTGGCTGTTGAGGCAATTGGGAGTAATGAAGCTTATCGAACGTTCCGCAAGAGCATGATTGATGCTGGGTATCTGTCTGAAAAAGAACTTCCAGCAGAAAAGAACTACATGATCCTGATGGCTATCGGCACGATGGGCGAAATGGCTAGGGAAAAATAATCATGTATGAGTCTCGTGTAGGCGATCCAAGATACGGTTACTACCACCGTGACGATGGGTGGATTGATTACCCTGAAGGTTACGTACCACCAACTGCGGAGGAGCAGGCCGCGAATTCGGCTCTACAAGACGCGGCATACGCACGCTACATGGCATCAATTGCCGGAAACCCAGTTTCAACTCCAGAAGACATTGAAAACTCACGACAAAGATATGCGGAGGAACAAGCGGAGATTGTTAGGCAACAAGCAGAAGCAGCTCGCCAATCAAAAGTAAATAATTTAGTTAAAGAACTAGGCAAAGAAGAGCCTGCATATCGAAAGATTGCAGAAGGTTTGGCAAACCAAGGGATTGCTTCTCTTAAAGATATTGGGTATGAAAGAGTACCTATGACAGAAACTGGGTATATGTTTGCTACCCGTGGGCCTAATGGAGACAAACCATTAGGACTTTACGACATGAATGGAAATCCACCTGCTGGCATTACAAAGTTAAGTGATGAAAGAGTTGTAGAGTCAAGTTTTAGTGACAATGGATGGGACCCCGGTGGGGTGATGTGGGAAGTAAGTTACCCAACAGGAGACTATACTGAAAAATGGACAAATAAAACCACTGGCAAACCAATAACAGCTAATCGTTTTGGAATGCTTGGAAACGGGGAGGGCGGCATATCTGGCGGAGATTTGTTTTTTAGTTTGAGGGCTGATAGAGACGGGAAAGTTTCTATTGCGCCGGATTGGAGTCCAAGACAAAAGAGTCAATTAAGAGAAATTGCATTTCCTGTTTTAGCTATTGCTAGTCTTGCGTTTGACTGGTCTGGAACCACAGGTGCTGCAATTCTTGGTGCCGGGAGCGCGGCAGCGGGATTGGAAATTGCCGCAACAATCGCGGCAGGGATAACATCAGCCACTGGAGTTGCCGTTTCTACTGCTGCAATTACTGCTGGTATAGGCACTGCTGCGCTTACCACTGGGTTAACTTACGCCACAACCGGAAACTTTGAATCTGCTCTTAAAGCTGGTGGTACGGCGCTTGTTGGTAGTGTTGTTAGTGCTGCTGCCGGGGGGGCTGCTGCCGGGGCATTGCCTGCCGGGGCTAGCGCTGAACTCACAAAGTTTGTAACCGATGCTGTTACTGCTGGCACATCCACTGCTATAGGCGGAGGCGATGCAAGTCAAATTCTTACAAATGCGTTTGCCAGCGGGGCCAGTGTTGGCGTTAGAGACGCTGCAACTTCAGTTGTAGGGGCAGATGTAGCTAAAGGGCTTGGTGCCGCCACTGCATCATTTATAAAGACCGGAGATTTTCAAACGGCAGCAACTGCTGGATTAATGTCTGGGTTTGGTTCTGCTGCCAAAAGTTCTTTTAAAGAGACAGATGTAACTGGAATTGGAGGCATTATTGATGCCAAACAATTTAGTTCTTCTGCTCTTGATGAATTAAAAAATATCCCTGACCCAAATGCTGAAGATGGGATTAAAAGTATTGATACTCGCGCAGATGAAAATGGATTAGGCGCAGACCTTTTTGTTGATACACGCGCAGATGAAAATGGTATTGGCAGTTTAATTTCTAAAGATAATGTTGCAGAACTACCCCCTGCTGTAGGAAACGTTTCTGTTGTGGAAAACAAAGAAGTTGCTAAAGATGATGGTATTAAAAATTTAACAAACAGCAACCTTGAAGATGCTGGTGTTGATGGTGGATTAAGTTCTTTGTCTCCCGAAGAATTGCAAAAAGTATATGACCAAGAAAACCCCGGTGCGGCTAATGTTGATGTTGAAACCGCCAATACCGTAAAAATTGATGGAAAAGAATATTTTCTTAATGACCAAGGCGGGGCGTCAGTTCAAAATCCAGATGGTTCGTATACAAATTTAAACGCTCAAGAGTTTGCTGCTTTAGGAGAGCCAGATGAGCTTGACTCAGACGGCACTCTTGATACTGTTACAGTTACCGCGCCAATTGATTTAAACGCGCCTTTAAAACTTCCCCCCGGCGCAGGTCCAGACGAGGATAAGCCGGAAGAAGATTATCTTTTAAACCCCGATGACCCTTATTCAAAGCTAGAGCTTCCTCCGGGCGCAGAGCCTGACGAACAAAAACCGAAAGAACCATATCTTTTAAACCCAGACGAAGACCCCGATAAAAAACTTACACCAAAAGTTCCACCAATCTTTCCGCCAAAACCACCCATTTCGCCAAAACCACCCGTTTCGCCAAAACCACCCGTTTCGCCTCCCGCTAAACCAAAACTTGATCTAACGGGTTTAGAATCTTTGATTGCCGGACTTATTGCTGGCACTTCAATAGACAAGAAAGAAGAAACGCCCAAGGCTCCGGTTGATCTAACTGGTGGGTATAAGTTTGATTGGAATGCACAACAAACTAAAGGGCCGGAAAATAGCGTTGCTTATGGTCAAAAGTATTACGGAAACCATTGGAACCAACCAGAAACCCCGGATGAAAATATGAACACAATTTTTGCCGAAGGCGGATTAACGTCCATTAACGAACAGATGTTTAAACCAACGATGGTTGACTCTGGGATCATGGCAAGCCAGCTTTCTAAAGATGAAATAACCAATCAGGCAATCCAGCATATGCGAAAGGGTGGTCATGTGGTTGATCACAAGACGCATAAAGAGGTTAGCTATCTTGCAGGAAAGGGCGAACCAGTTCATCATATCGTTGGCTTTATGAATCATCGTAAGCGCATGGCAGAAGGGGGTATTACTTCCCATTCTCTAGGTTCTTACTCAGATGGTGGTCATCTTCTCAAAGGTCCCGGCGACGGCATGTCTGATGACATCCCTGCCACTATCGCAGACAAGCAACCCGCTCGTCTTGCGAACGAAGAGTTTGTAATCCCCGCTGACGTTGTTTCCCATCTTGGGAACGGGTCATCTGAGTCTGGCGCAAAGGTTCTGTACGAAATGATGGCAAAGATTAGAAAAGCGCGAACCGGGAACCCCAAACAGGGCAAACAGATCAACCCGCACAAGCTACTGCCAAAGGTTTAAACATGCCTAACGTTCTTCAACCATCGCTGTCTAACACCCCAAGCAGCAAACAAGAAGATTCTATTGCGGGGATAACCCCGTATACGGAAGATCTTCTAAAGCGTGGACAAGCCTTCTCAAAAGCAGAAACCCCTGTTTACACGGGCAAACTGACAACTGGTCCTTCTGAGTACCAGAGTCAAGCTTGGAAAGGGTTATCTAACTTGGCGTTGCCTGAGAACTCTAAATTCAGCAGAGAGCAAGCCGAGCAGTACATGAACCCGTACATTGAGGCTTCATTAAATCCGCAATTGGATCTAATGAGGCGCAATGCCGCTATCAATCAGCAAGGCGATCTGGCTAAGTTGGCCCAAGCTGGGGCCTTTGGTGGGTCGCGACAAGCCGTTCTGCAAGGTTTAAACCAAGAATCGTTGATGCGGCAGCAAGCAGCCACCACTGGCTCTGCATATGAAAAAGCATACAACGCTGCTATGGCGCAGTTTAACGCTGACCAAGGCAATCAGCGTTCTAACTTGAGTGCGCTTTCTACAGCAGGCGGAACGCAGCAAGATCTAGAACAAGCTGCTCTTGACGCTCAATACAAAGATTGGTTGCGTCAGACTAAATATCCCGGTGAACAGCTTGAAATGCAGAAAGGGATCATCACTGCGCTTGCTCCTACAATGCCCAAGACTCAAGTTAAATACGGAGAAAAGCAAAGCGCATTGCAGCAACTAAGCGCTGGAACTGCCGGTCTTACCAAGTTTGCCAAAGATCTTGGTTATAAAGACATATCAGACATGGCAAAAAGCATGGGCGTCTCGCTTGACAAACTGGCAAGTATCTTTGGTATTTCATTAAACCCTACTGGTTCGGTTAAAAACGAAACCGATTTGTCTGAATTGACCCCTGAAGAGTTGCAAAAACTTAACGAACAAGAAAACCCCGGTAGCGTTGATTTAGAAAAACTTAACGAACAAGAAAACCCCGATATTGTCGCTCCACCAGAATCAACTGAGCCTGAATATATGATTGACCCTATAGAAACAGAGGGCTATGACTATAACAATGACCACGCCAAAGGTGGATTGATTGATTTGCTGCACAAGATGCGAGGTCACAAATGAACTTGATTCAAATCACTGAGCAGTTGAAGAATCCTGCTATCACTGTCCCGCAGTTGATGCAGTACGCAAACAACTCTAATCCTCAAGTGCCTTCTTATGTTGCCCTTGCAGAAATGCAAAGAAGGCAATCTATTCAAGCACCTGCACAAGTTCCGCAAGAAACTGTAAAGGATCAGCTTGGTGCTCAATTGATGGGTCTACCTGCTGCCCCCGGCGCACAACCACAAGAACAACAACCACAACAGCAACCACAACAGCAACCACAACAGCAGCCTTTACAACAGCCACAGCAGCCTTTGCAGCAGCCTATGCAACCGCAAATGCCGGAACCTAAACCTGCGTTGCCTACACAACCGGGGATGGCTGGTGGCGGTCTTACGTCCATCCCTTTAGACATGCACCATGACTTTGCTTCTGGTGGGATCATTGCGTTTGCAGGAGGTGGAGAACCAGACCCTTACAGATTGAAAACCCCGATAACAGAAGAAGAGGCAGAGAAAAAACAAAGGGAAGCCGAAGCCAAGTATGGTTTTGGAAACGACCCGTACGCAGAAGCAAAACGCCGCTATGCCGAAATAGAGGCAAAACAAAAGGAAGCCGAAAAGAGTGCTGCCTCTGATAGGATTATTTCTTCCCTTGCGGCGATGGGTGGTGGTGGACCACGACAGTTTGGCGATGTGATGGCTTCATATGCAAATACATCATCAAAGATGGAAGGCGAACAGCGCAAAGAAGCCGAGCAAAATGCCATGAAGATGGCAGACCTTCACACCCTCTGGGCTAAAGAACAGGAAGCCATGAACCGCGCTCGGTATGCTGCGATTACCGGGAAGGTTAAAGAGGAAGAAGCGGCAATGCAGGAAGTTGCCAAGCTTCGTCAAACACGTGATCAAGTTCAGGCTCAAACAATGAATGCTGAAGCTGCTAGGAGAAAAGCAGAAACTGATGCAGCAACTGAAACCCGTTTGGCAGACGCTCAAAGACAAACGTTACCAGTAGAGATTTTGTATAAACGCGCTCTTGCTGCTCAAGCAGGTAAACCGGGTGAGTTTGAGCTACGGGTAAAACTAGCCAAAGAAAACCCAGATTTGTATGCAAGACTGTTTGGAGAAAAGACAGGCCTTACAGAAAAAGATTTCTATGAAATGGCAGCAAAGACTCCTATGGGTTCATTAAAGCCAGAACTTATTCCGCAAATTGCCAAAAAAATGATGGATGAAAGGTCTGGTACCAAGCCCAAGGGCGCACCTGCTGTTGGTACAATACAAGGAGGTTATCGGTTTAAAGGGGGTGACCCCGGAAGCCCATCAAGCTGGGAGAAATTGTAATGGCTGGTCCTTGGGAGCAATACCAATCCAAACCTTGGGAACAGTACCAAAATCCAAATAGCGGCATCAAAGCACTTGCCCCAAAGGAACGCACTTGGGGTGAAGCCGCAACCGATATTGCGGCAAGCGTTGGTTCCGGCATTGGCAAAACAATGCAAGTTCCGGGTCAGCTATATGGTCTGATTACAGGGAATATGGAAACCCCTCAAGGGCCTCCTCAAAACGCAGAAGAAGCCAAGAAAGCTTTAGTGAGGGGTGCAGGTAACGCTGCCATGCCGGGAATGTCTGGGGCACAGAGTCTTGGCAAACAGCTTGAGGAATACTCCGAATCCAAGAAGTCTGATGTTCTGAAGGCCAAAGAGGCAGAACGAAACCGGCTTATTCAAGAAGCAGAAAGCAAAGGTCTTTGGGAGCAAGCCAAAGCTGCTGGTGCTGCCACTATCACTGACCCTGCTCTCCTAGCAAGTTTCTTAGCAGAGATGGCACCTAACATGGTGCCTGTTGGTGCTGCTGCGCGGCTTGGACGGGGCGTGGTGCTTGGCGGACAACTCGCCAAAGGGGTTGGACGAGAAGCTGCTGAATTGGCGGCGCAGAAGGCTGGAACCCGCGCAGCATTAGGCGCTGGCGCTGTTATGCAAGGTGCAGATGTAGGTACAGATACCTATGAAGAAGCTTATAGAGAACTCATTGCTAAAGACGTTCCACCGGATCAAGCCAAGCAAAGGGCTTTAAACCTTGCGCGAGCTTCTGGTCTTAGTGCTGCTGCGGTGTCGCTGCTTGCTCAGAAACTTCCCGGCGCACGGCGATTGGAAGAATCGTTTGCAGGTAAGGCAGGTGTTGCAGGACGCGCTGTCGGTGCTGTTAAGACAGGACTTGGAGAAGCTTATTCTGAAGGGTTTGAAGAGGCTGGCGGCGCATTTGGCAAGAACCTTGCGATGCGCGACATCAACCCTGAGTACGACCTGACCAAAGGAGTTGGCACGGCAGGGGCGTTAGGTGCTATTGGTGGGGTTGGTCTTGGTGGCGTCGCCGGTGCTTTGCAAAGGCAAGAAGCGCCATTTAAACCAGAAGCTCCGCCAATACCAGAACCCACGGAACCCAAAGCGGTTGAGCCTTTAAGGCTTGGGTATAACCCTGCGGTTGAAGATTCGGTCGAGAAAGACCCACTTCAAAATCCGGTAGGCAATCTAATGCCTAACGAACTCACGCCACAGATTATAAGGTTTGTTAACAACCGCAGGAAAGAAGAAGGCAAACCCAAACTCAAAGCATTCTCTATTGAAGACCTTGTTGAATCTGGTGCCCCGCCGCAAGAGATTGATCGTCTTCTTGCGTACAAAACCCAATACACAGGCGACGTAAAGTGGTCCCCTGAGGATGTGACAAACATTGCACAACAACGCAATGTAGACACAGAAACCAAAGGGTTTACCGATTTCCTTCGCAGGGCAACAGGGCAGGAAGATCTGGCCCAGATGTCGCAGCCACAACTGCATTCTGCGTTTAAAGCACTTGAAGCACTTGAGCAATCGCCAGAACTTAGGGTTCTCCCTGAGGGAACCAACGCCGTCCGCTTCACTGACGCGCAGTATGCAAAAGGTTTAAAGGGCGTCAATTTTAAACTTGAGCGAACTTCTGCCAAAGAAGGCGAAACTCCTTCCTTGGGTAGGACTAGTGTCATTCAACAAATCAAGGACTTCACGGGCCTTGAGAATGATCACGACGCAAACGTTTTGCTTCGCACCGCTATCAGAAACGGCGACCTTGAATCTAAGCGTATCCCCCAATACGAAGTTGGAAAGCAAGAAGGCGACATCTTCAAGCTTATGTATGTCAGCAATAGCAGGGAAGCCGCAAAGCGCGGTGCTGCAAAGCTCGGGGATAACTACGTTGTTCGCGATGGGTTTAGGGAAGACATCACTTTCCCCGGAGAAATCACTCAGCTTCCCGGCGGTCCCGACGTTCGCATGGGAACGTTTAAAGAAGGGGACCAACCCGAAGGGTATGAGATTAGGGCTGCAAGTGACGTTAATCCTACTGATGTAGCAAAAACAGAAGAAGAAGCAAACAGGATCGCGGCAACCTATGCTGAGTTTAGAGAAGAAGAGGCAAAAAAACTAGAAAGGAAAATTGCCGCTTTTTCCAAAAAGATTCTTGATAATCAGAACGAAGTTGGCAGGTTAAAGGCAACCGGCATGGGGCGTACAAACGAAGTTGCCCAGTTGGAAGCTTCTATATACGCAGAGAATCAAGGGTACGTTGATTCAGTTAACGAACTGAAGAAAGAGCTAAACAGACTGCGAGAACCCTTAACTGTGATTCCTACAAAGTCTGTAACGCCTCTGGTTCGTGAAGGGTTTACTTACTTTGAAAACGATACGGCTGTTGCCTCGTTTCCAACCCAAGAACTTGCAGATCAGTTTGCACTTCAACGTTTAAACAATGAAACGTTAACCAATATTGCAAACATTGGCCCCACGTTAAAGGGTGCAAGGCCAAAGCGTCTTGCCAAGATGGCTGAGGCAGAGCTTGCTTCTCGCGGAAAAACTGAGCCGGGGATTGAGGTTGCCTTCACTGGAACTGAAGAAGAAGCCCGTGAGCGGCTTGCCAAGCTTGGGATCTTTTCTGCTGATGTTCAATCTAAGGTAGCAGAACTTGAAAAAGCACTGCTGCCAGCTTTGCGTAAGCTTGGCCTTGAGAGAGTTGCTTTAAACATCGTAAGGGAGATTGAGAACAACGCAGAGGGTAACTATGCTGCGGGGGTCATCAAAATCTCTCTGGACAACGAACCCGGAAACTATCTCGGTGTTCTGCGCCATGAATCTATCCATGCTCTCAAAGAGTTGGGTGCCTTCACAGCTAAAGAGTGGGCAGTCCTAAACAAACAAGCCAAGGAAGTGTGGGTTCCTCAGTACATGAAGAACCGCGCAACTGAATACAAGGGCAAACAAACCTCTTTGTATGATGCCTACCGAGACATATATAAAAGAAACAAATTAAAAACCGGCGAAATCACACAAGAAGAATTTAACAACAATGACCCCAAGGCGCTTGCGGGGTTTGATGAGTACATCCAAGAGGAAGCTATTGCTGAAGCTTTCCGGTATTGGAAGCCTCAAGCTGGTTTCTTTGGAAACATGGGATACCGGCTTTCCAAGATGTTCGACGCTATTAAGAATGCGTTTAAAGGTCTTGGGTTCAGAACTTCTGACTCGGTCTTCAAAAACATTGAAGCAGGGAAGGTTAGAGAAGGAACAGGACAAGCCCGTCAAAAAAGGTTCTCGCTGAAAACCAAGAAGCCAAAAAGCTTAGAGATTATTGAAGGCAAATCCAAGCCTAACCTTGGGAAAAAAGTTACCGTAGATACGGTTGGGCAATACTTCGACAACATTATCTCCCAAGAGTTTGGCGGACCCCTTGATTACAACAATAAGGAAGCCTACGACCGTGCGGTTGATATAGCGACTAAGGAAGTTGAGTACCAACTTAAACAGGCAAACTCCGGCCTTGACTGGTACGAAGAGGATGTTAAGAAAGCGTTTGAGGATACAGAGAAGGTAATCCCTGAACTTAAAAGCGCATCAAAGCGTCAATTATTTACAATAGTTGCCGCGATTATGTCCCCCCAGACAAACGCAAGGGACAACTGGTTCATCGCTGCCAAAGCGTTTAAACATTATATTGACACCGGCACCATGCCCGGTGAGAACCCCGACACCGGAGGTCTCTGGCAGGGCGGCACTCAATCTGCAAACAAAAAGAAACAGCTTGATTTCCTTAACAACATGCTTCAGCAGTTGGGGGAACAGGCGACCGTTGATTGGATTACAGGTGACCACACCGTAAGGGAAGTTAACGAATACCGACGCATATACGGGGGAATGGGTCCCGGCGTATCTGGTAAAGCCACAGATACTGCATCTGGATTCTATGCGTTTGGACCAAAGGTTGGTCCGTTCTGTTCCAACTTAAACGGTATCTATGACGTTACCGTAGACAAATGGATGACCAGAACCTTCAACCGCTACTTTGGTACGATGGTTGATGGTAACGGTAAAATTGTTGATGCACCTACAGAGCCGCAACGCCGCGTAGTTAAGAGATTAGTAAATGAGGTTGCCAAGAATGCAAACGTTAAAAACTACCAAGTCCAGTCACTCCTCTGGTTCTTCGAACAAAGACTCTTCCGAGAACTCGGAACAGCGGCGCCATCCTACGGATTCAGCGACGGGGGAAGAAAGGTTCTCAGTGAGCTTGGAAGAGCAAAAGGCAATGAGCCTTCTGGGAACGCTGTTGAAAATGCAGAGGGAAGGTACAGCCTACGATCTACAAAACCTGCCGTTCGACCCGGCGGTGGAGTCGAAGAGAACGCCAGAAGAAAGCGAGGATTCACCGGACCTAGCTTTGAAGCGCCTTTACAAGGTGCTCCATCAGTCCCGTCAATACACGGGCCAGACCCGCGAATTGTCGCCGTCGCTGAAAAAGTGGCTGCAAGAAATGGAATCCCGTTCAAGCGGCAATCAGAATATGTCAAAGTAGACCCAGCAAGAGGCAAGCGCATTGCTGACGCCTATGAGGAGATGAAACATGATCCTCAAAATCCTGTTGTAAAAGAGGCGTATCAAAATCTAATCCAACAAACTAAAGAACAGTATCAAGCGTTAGTTGACGCTGGGTACAAGTTTTGGTTTGTTGATTTGGATAATCCTAGCAATCTTGACTACATTTCATCTCCTTGGAATGCAATGCGCGATCTGCGTGAAAACCAAGAGATGGGAGTGTTTGCCACTGACGATGGGTTTGGCAGTTCAGACTTTGACCCCAAAGAAAACCCTCTGTTTGAGCAAACAGAATACGAATGGCCGGTTGGCGGTCTTGATGGACCTAAGAAAAAAGTCCTAGCAAACGACTTGTTCCGCGCAGTTCATGATGCATTTGGGCACGGTATTGAGGGCGCTGGGTTTAGAGCGGACGGGGAGGAAAACGCTTGGCAAGCTCACGCCCGTTTGTTTACAGGATCAGCCGTTGCAGCCATAACCAGCGAAACAAGAGGGCAAAACTCTTGGGTTAATTTTGGGCCTTACGCAGAAGCCAACCGTACTGCCAGTGGTGCAGACACGCATTATGCCGACCAAAAAGTTGGGCTTCTGCCTGAATGGGCGTTGACTGAAGGGTTTTCAAAAGACGAACCTGACTTTCAAGAATTGGACCCCAAGAAAGATGCAAAGATGTTTAGGGACGCCGTTGACCGAGTCAAACGCGGTCGCAAACATTCGTTCCCTCTCCATGTTCATGATGTAGATACTTATAAAAACGCAAGATTGTTCTTGTCCGAGGATAAGGAATCTGGGTTTGCGTTGATTGGCGATGAGATTGGTTCATTCTTTTCTGGTGGCGGGGGTCAGGCTTACCCAACATTACGTTTTGCTGTAGAACAAGGCGGTCGCCGTATTGATGCGTACCGCACTGTTATGCCTACTGTACTTGGCAAGGCAGGGTTCCGCCCCGTTGCTAGGGTTGAATTTAACCCAGATTTTGCAACCGAAATATGGGATTACGATAAGTTCAAGCAGTTTCAGAACGGAAAGCCAGACTTGGTGTTCTTTGCTTACGATCCAACTTTTAAAGGGGACGGCAAAGAAGAAGCTGCTAAAACACCTCTTGTTGAATACCAACAGGCTCTAGATCTTCAACAACAGGCTTTGAAACGATCTTTGCTTAAGCCTATTGTGCTTGGCAAGCAGCAGGAAGACGCCCAGACATTTAATGGTGTTCACTACGGTAAACAAAAACTAAGCAATTTAAACGGCAACATGTACGGATCAGGCATTCGTGGCGAAGAAGCAAAGCGCGTTGCCCGGAGTTTTGATTCTAGAATCAAGAAACGTGTTTATTTCTATGTTCCAAATAACCTTGGAAACATGAACCGGCCAGAATCTGGTTTGGGGCAGCACGTTTACACACAGACATTTGGGAATATTCTTGGTCCCAGCGAAACAATGCGCCGTTTACACCGTGAGAATAGTGAACCCAATGAGTTTGAAAGTGCGGTAATTGACGCTGGCTATGATGGTTACGCCGTTCCTAGCATGGGGATGATGGTCATCCTTAACCACAACGTGCCGGTTAAGTACGAAGGTCTTGCCAACGAACTTCGTGCTGAAGGCAAGCTTGTAAACAACAAGATTAAGTACAGCCTCCGCGCCAACCCAGCTCAAACTGAAACTCCTGAGTTTAAACAGTGGTTTGGCAAGAGCAAGATAGTCAACAAAGAAGGCGAACCCAAGGTCATGTACCACGGCACTTCCCGTGACATTACTACGTTCCGTCCTAAACAAGCTGGTGCCATTTTTGTAACTGACAACCCAGACTTTGCTCATATCTTTTCTGGGTTTTCAGAAAAGTACATGGTCAAAGAGTTTGAAAACAAACTTTCAAATGAAGAAAAGAAACAGCTTTTGCTTGAAGTTTTAGAGAAAACAAAAAAAGAACTTCCGCAGCTTACAGTCAAAAGACTTCTTGATAACATAAACAATTCGCAAACTCTTTATAGAGGTCCCGGCGGATTTCTTACCCAAGCCCACTTTCTTAATGTTCCTTTTGGAAACAATTTAGTTAAGGAAGTACAAGCTAGATTAGAGTCGCGTCAAAACATAATGCCTGTGTATGTAAGGGCAGAGAATCCTTTTGACTACAAAAACGAAGAGCATGTAAACAAAATTGTAAATGCAGTATCAAGGCTTTCTGAAAAGAAACAAAACGAACTGTATGATGAGTTAGGGCTTGAGCCAATAGAAAAAACTAGACTATTGGATTTTAAGAATGCTATTGAAGATGGCGTATGGGAAGCAATAGAATCGCCGGAAGTTCAGAAACTTATTAAGAAGTTTGGGCATGACGGTTTCTACGTCATCGAAGCAAAGGAAAGAAACCTTGCCGTTTATGAGCCATCGCAAATTAAATCTGCGACCGGCAACATCGGCACGTTCGACATCAACAACCCAGACATCCGTTACTCCATCAGGGCAAACCTTCCTGCCGCCACTAACGCACGTATTGATGCGACTACGGGGCAGAGAAAAACCGAAGGGTTCATGGATCGAATCCTTAGCATCTTTAATCCTGATACCCGTGCAAAGCTTCGTGCTGGTCTTATCTTCCAGTTTGAAGCCCTTGAAAGAGGCACCAAGGCCCGCGCAGCTAAGTATGGTAACCGTGAGTACATGGCTGATGTATCTGCCACTGCCGCCGCGTTGGAGTCGATGCGGTCGAAGCAAATCGTTGCCGCCGCGATGCGTGACGGAGTTCCGGTTTACCGCAACGGCTTCACTACCACAGACAATTTAAACGGCACACAGAAAGGTCTTCTGGACATCTTTTCGCCACTTGCTGCAACTGGTGATCCAGATGTTTGGAGATGTTTCCAGTTCTACGCTGGCTCTAAACGCGGAGCCAGACTAGATGCCGAAGGTCGCGAGCATCTGTTTACACAAGCGGACGTACAGGCAGCGAATGCTATGGCCGCGCAGTTTAAACGAGATGGCATAGATTTTGATGCGGTCTACAAGGAATATCAGAAATGGAATGATGCCCTTGTTAAGTACATGAAAGATACCGGCGTTCTGTCTGCCGCCGATGCTGCGTACTTCACCAAGTTTGGGGATTACATTCCGTTCTATCGCCAGATGGAAGGCGAAGACACAGTGGGTCCTAAGATCTTCTCTGCGATTGCCGGGGTTCAGAAACCTAAAGCGTTGAAGGGTGCCGGGACGTATGCGGTCTATGACGCCAACGGAAACAAAGTTGGTTCATATAAAAACCAAAACGATGCAAACAGCCGCGCCGCCCAGATCAATGGAACGGTCAGGGTTGAAGGTATTCCTCTTGGTGACTTCCTTGAGAACGTGGTACGTAATGCTTCTGCCGCTGTTGATGCTGGTATGAAGAACGTTGCCGCGAATCGAGGTATTAGAGATGCGCTCGACCTTGGGACTGCGCGGCAGGTAAACGTTCCTAATCAAGACTCAGTCAGCGTTAAAGAGAACGGCGTTACTAAACATTACGAACTAGATGACCCGCTGCTCTTTGAAGCGTTTAAAGGTTTAAACGTTCCCCGGATGCCGTGGCTGCAACTCCTTGCCAAACCAGCGGATGTGCTTCGGAACTTCGTGACCAAGGACCCCGGATTTATTCTGGCTAACATCATGCGTGACTCTGTCTCGGCATGGGTTACCTCGGGTTCAGATATGAAGCCCGTGATTGATTCGTTTAAACAGTTTGGCAAGATTCTTGCTAACCAATCCCCTGAAGCCGTGGCTATGGCTAAGGCCGGTTTAGGTGGGTATGAGTTTAAAGGCTCCCTCAAGGACAGCGCAGAAGCCTTTGAGAAGGCTTTGAGAGCTAAGACAGGAACCAGAACTACAACTGAAAAAGCTTTGCTTCCAGTTACCGCTCTCTGGGACATGCTTGAGCAAGGCTCTAACGCTTCTGACTTGGCAACCCGCGCAGAGATCTATAAGCGCACATTGGCTGAAACCGGCAACGAAGCAGAGGCACTGTTCCAAGCATCGGAAGTGATGAACTTCTCCCGCCGTGGCAACTTCCAAGTGACGCAGATCTTCACTGCAATCGTTCCGTTTATGAACGCCCGCATCCAAGGTTTGGATGTTCTCTACCGTTCTGGGTTTGGTCAGGCAGCTAATGCCAACAAAGAGCGGATGCAGAAAGCTTTCATTGTTCGTTCGCTATCCATCCTTGTGTTGTCAGGATTGTATTGGTGGATGGTCCATGACGATGATGAGTACAAGAAGCTTACAAAGGAAGAGCGTGATGGGTACTGGATTGTTCCGGGGCTGACCTTCAACGACAAGCCTTTCCGGTTCCCGATCCCGTTCGAGCTTGGCGTGCTGTTTAAAGTGTTCCCTGAGCGTATCCTAGAATACACAATGGGTCAGGACACCGAGAAGGATCTTAGGGAATCAATTACCCGCAACATTTTAGATACGCTCAAGTTCAACCCGATCCCTCAAGCGTTCATTCCTATCGCTGAGAACATAACCAATCATTCCTTCTTTACCGGAGAGAAGATTGTTGGTCGCGGTCTTGAGGATGTAGCTAAACCTCTTCAGTACACCGCATCCACATCACTTGGGGCGCGGTGGCTGGGAGAACAAACCGGCATGTCTCCAATACAGATAGACAACGTTATCCGGGGCTACACGGGCACAATGGGTATGTACGCGGTCAACATGTTGGACTCGGTCTTTTCGAGCCAAGGAGACCCCGTTAAAGCCACTACAAGGGCAGAGCAGTTGCCTGTTATTAAAAGGTTCTTTGCCTCTGATTCTGGTACGGTCGCTCAGTACTACGATCTGAAAGACGAGGTCGATGAGGTTGTACGTACAGTTAACTTCTTGGAAAGAAACGATCCCGATAAGCTAGAGGAATATCTTAAAAAGAATGAGAACACTTACATGTTGAAAGACTTTGTAAGGTCTATTGATAAGAGCATGAAACAGATTAGGGAATATCGCGGCGCGGTTAACGCAGACAAAGATATGAGTGGCGATGAAAAGCGCGTAATCCTAGATGAGCTTCATCAATACGAAGTTGCTTTAACCGCTGATATCAAGGCAATCAGAAAAGAGTTCCATTGAGGGCAAGCTGAACATCCTTTAATAGGTCTTGTTCATCGAAACCCCAATGCTTAGGGAATCCCTTGGTTCCTAGTCCGTGAACTCCTGTGTTGCCTCGGTGGTGCTCAGGACATAAAGGTATTACATCCCAGTTGCTGGCGCGGCGACCACCACCCGTTCCTGCTCTGGGATGATGAAGCTCCGCAGGGGTTCCTGAATAACCCATCCTTTTACAGACAAGGCACCCAAGCTCCGCCACGGAGTTCATGTATTTCTTTTCAGCTTTGGTCAATGCTGTATGTCTTCGCGGTTTTCATGTTTATGAAAGCGTTGGTCCTGTTTGCGGAGCCACCGTTGATAGTTGCTTGAGTGACAGTTGTTTCTAATCTAAGCGGGGCAACAACATTCCCCAAACTGTCAGACACCACTATTGTCATAACAATACCAGACTCAACCAAGTAAAGAATTCCATAAAACGGAACGGCAAGATCTTTTGAGATCCTTATGCCTGAGTTTAACTTCTCCCAAGTGACCAGCCACTCATTGCTGAACTTTGTCTTGAAGTCATCTAAGGATGTGTTGTAGCGGCACTTGGTTTCAACTACCGCCACAACCTTCTCTTTGATAATAACTGCGTCAACAAAGGCGGCTCGATGCTTCGGGGTTTCAACGTACTTCAAATTGAACGTTGACTCAAACCATCTTTTAACGTCTCTCTCGTCACTGAGGGACTTCTGTCCCTTGGGCGTCAGTATGTCCAATTCAATGAACAGCCTCACCAAACTCCACACTGATTTTGTGATCAATGTATTCGTCCAGTTCCTGTTCGTTGTTTAAACCTTCTGAAATGTCACGCTCTCGTCCCGCCAAGAACTCGCGGCGCAACCATCTATAACGATTTGATTCCAATAACCTACGCTCAACTGCTTCGATAAGTTCATTGCCCATGATATGGAAACACCAGTGATTTGATTTTGTCGAATACGGACGGGAGTAAAGGATCGCCACAAATAAGATGGTCTTGCAACCTGTGCATGTCATAGCACATTGATGCGTGGCGATACCACACAGGGTGATAGCTGATCCCAATTCGGGACTTGTCCCAGTCCTTTACGAACTCACCGTTTACTAACATATGCGCTCCAGTAGGCTCCGTTTTTTGCAAGCTTTGCAATCTTCTCAAAGGTGCCTATAAGGTCTTCGCCTGATGCGCTCTGCTCTTCGAGCTTTGTTGTTAGTTGCTTTAAAAGCACCACAGCCTCAGCTATGTAAATCTTTTCATCCTCCATCGCTCACCTCAATAAGTTTGTTTAAATACCACGCAGCTTTTTTGTAGTCCTCTACCGCGTCGCCTTTGTGACCTGCGCGGCTCAGATACTTCATACAGTTTAAACGCAGATACCCGGCAAATTCTGCCGGTGTGCTCTTCGCTTCTAGGTAGTCGATTGTTTCGATACCACCTTTCAAGTAATGCTCAGGGTGATTCACCATATCCATAATCAATGTTCCTCGGTAGGTTTCTAAGGATGTAAGAATAGTCAGGTTCAACCGATTCCGGCCCTGCGCTATATAGCAAATACTTTCTGTTCTGTTCTCTAACCTCTTTCTTTACTATCAAACCCGCGTCATACAATCGTTTGAGTATTCCAGACAATGCCTTCCTTTCCACTCCCTCTACTTGCATGTCTTTGTAGATAACCTCGCCCTTATCTTTTAAATACTCAAGAACTTTTTGTTGACTCGTCATATTCTTTCAGTTGTTGATTAAGACGTTTGTGGAATGTTGACTCGCTGTCATCAGCAGAAACCAACCAGTCAATCCTTTGTACATAGATGTATGCCCTTCTTAACATCTCTACTGCGCGTTTAAATTCAGCAATAGTTTCGTCTTTGTATTTGTAATCCCAGCCAACATCTTCGTTATCAACAATGTGTTGCTCGATGTCATCGGCAATCTGTTGAAGTTTGTATTGCTC